GGGGCCCCCGTGAGGGGGTGACGCCAGGACTTTGGCGTCGTTTATTCCTAGACATCGTCTATACACCAAGAGAGGGCGGGGAGTGGTCAATTCCCAGGCCCACACTCCTCTTTTCCTTGAGTGCTCAGGTGGTGCTGCCGTGAGGCAGACGTGTCGGTTATCGGGAGACAGAAAGCTTGGAAACTGGGATGAGCACTGTGTGCTTCATACACCGGTATCGGGGTTTTGTCTCGAGGTCTCCGAAACGAGTGAGGTGCTTGTCGCTGATGCGCAAGCCCCAGTGGAGGGCGTCACGTACGCCCTTCTCCACTCGTGCACGGTCAAAGCGAATACCTTGGACGTGGTAGTCCAGCCATGCGTCGACGTGCCTGCTCCTTTGCACGTATGTGTCGACAGTTGGGTGGACTCTCATGAAGAGTCGGATTCGTCCTCCGACATCGGACCGTACCCGCAGGGGTTCCTTGTTGTCGACCACGTACGGCATGCCATCGTGGAAGACTATCTCGCCCGGTACAGACATTGAAGGTAACAGGTTCTGGATCTTCCCGCGTGACTCTTCTGTCACGAGCGAGGTCTCAGCACCTGGAAAGAACTTCTTTGCCTTGTCCGGGTCGAGCGACATCCGGATCGCCAGTTTCTTCTGGCCGTAGGTGAGGATTCCTTTCTCACATCCGGTGTCGTCAAGGCCCATGCCGCCTAGCTCGGTTGCCAAGAACCAGTTAAGGCCCTTGTACGGCTCCAGCAGTCCGACGGCGTGGTGATGCTTTATCCAGAGAGGATTCACTATGGGCCAGCTGTGTTCATCACAGGTCTGACGTAGGAATTCCTGCATCTTGGGTAGCACCTTCCGCATGTCGGCTGACAGGACGTCCATGCCGGTCTCAAAACGCAACTCGTTGCGGAGACGAACGGCATCAGTCTCAAACCCACCCCACCAAGGTCGGCTCACAAAGCCATCCTTGGTGTAGAGCTCCGAGTTCACCGTGAAGAACAGGGGGGAGTAGTAGTTCTTTCCTACCGAGGGCTTAAAGCCCAAGGAGGAAATGACACTCAACCACACCTTGTAATCTTCTGGCGACGCCTGGAACAGGATGTCATCCCCGTTTATTATCACGGGAAGGGCATTCAGTTCGTCTCGATTGAAGTAGCCTCTATCGAGGCCACGACGAACGAGATCACCAATCTCAGTTGTGGATGTGCTCATCGCAGCAATCCAACCTGAAAGGTTGATGAGGCAGAGGAGAGGGAATGAGAGGACGTTGCCCATCAGCTGACCATTGGTCTGCTGGGTGGCGGGGGGTAGCGCAATGCTGTCAAGCAGCGCGTCGGGGACCTTCCCGCGGAAGCTCTC